CGGCAGTGTATCCAACGTCCGGGGTTGGCGCTAAGGAAAAGAAATCAACGTCAAACACACCATAGTATTTTGGAGTGCCTAAAGTGCCGGGGTTTGGCGTGTACGATTGCAAAAAACTGGAGTCTTTAAACTCTATAAAAAACTTATTGTTGTCAGCCCCACGCAAGCTCAAGGAAAAGGGAGCGAGGTAGTCTGAAGGCATAGAGAGGTATTCGCTTTGAGCCGTTACCGTAGCCGTAGCGTTCTTTCGAAACAAGCTAAGTTGGACGGTCTTTAAAATTCTCTCTTCAGCTTGCCGAATGAACAAAGGGAGGTTATTTACGAAAGACGTTTCGTCGTTTTCCGTGTAGTCCTGTATCGCCTGTTTTAACTGATCGTATGTAAAGCTCATGTTATCACCATTACTGTTCCTACAGACCCCGTAGCAACTAAAGTATTTTCAGCGAGATTAAAGTAGTCGCTGTATCCAACCGGATTCGAAGTAGGGGGCTGATCCGGACGGGCGTCCCGTAAAGCCTGCGCATCAGAAACCTTTCTAAAAGGGCCTAATTGAGGCTGTTTGGGCTCAAACTCGTCTCTGCCAACAAGCAAACCGTTCCACTCCTTTCGCATGTCCGTATACCGATATCGAAAACCGGACCGATCAGATATGGAGTAAGAGTTTTTCCCTGTGGCAAACTTGGGCATCGTTAAACCCTCAAGTATTCGTACCGAGGTACGACGTTGAAAGAGGCCCTGTCCCGATCTTCGGTCATGGCGCGTTCAAACTCTTCCTCATAAAATGTTTTTAAAAGCTGAACTCTTTGAGGGGCTCGTTTTATAGCAATGTAATACGCTAACCCCGCCGCTAGACAAGGGTAAAACCTAAACGGCATGTCAACGGTGTTAATATAGGTGTCGGCGTCCCGCATGCGGGTCAAAGCGTCGTAGAAAACTACATCGGTGCTGTTCTCAGGTACAGGCCACAAATTCAAATTAGGGGTGTTCTGACGATCCAAGAAAAACTGAGAGGGGCGACCCTGCGTAGTTTTATTTGGAATTGTTAAAAACTCTTCTCGACTGTATCGGTCCAAAGAATAGTCCGTACCGTCTCGGCGCACTATTACGGAAAGAATGTCGATAACATCCGCACCAACCAAATAGCTCCCAGTCCCTTGAGTAACGGCTTGACTGCGTTGTTTAATAGTCCACTGGTTCAAACCCCGATTGGCCCATTCTGCAAGCATAAGATTTAAAGAACGTTTTGCCGTCTTTAAGTCGTAGCCCGTTCTAACCTCTAAACCGCAACGTTCAAAAGCTTCCTCAACGTAGTCGGCTACGTCTAATTCAAAGTCTGAAGTTCCGGATACAGCCATTTATACACCTTTAGTTGTAAAAAACAGTGACGTTTGTGACATCCGTTAAAGTTGCAAAACACCCCTCAGAAAAAAGCATTCCTTCGTCTGGGACATACAAAGTGTCGTCTGAGTTTTGGTGAAAAGCAAGAGTTAACTCGGTAGAGCCACTAGCTCCACCGTTTTTTAAAAGTATGCTTCCGCCTGTAGCCGCCGCAGTATGGTAATGAATTGCTTTCACACGAGCCCGTCCCCCAAAAACGCTTCCGGAGGCCGTCAAGTACGTTGCTTTTACATCAGACGCCATTCGTTCTTCCTATCTTAGCTATAAAAAACAGTGGCAGACGTACATGCGGTAAACGCCGAGATGTAGATATCCGTTACTCGGATTCCTTCATCTGGAATGTTAACCGAATGCGTGTCCGAAGCGTCTAAATCCATGTCTAGAACTACCGCGCCGCCGTTTCCATCCGTAATAGTAAGACGGGGAGAGCCTGTGGTAGTCTTTATCTGAATTTGCCGAATCCGAGCAGGACCAACAGCAGCAGAACCCGTGGCAGCTAAACGTTTTGTTCGTATGTCTGAACCAGCCATTATAGTCTCCTATTAGCTAAGTGCAGCGCCAACAGCAGTAACCCAAGCCGCGCCTGTGTTAATAACAACGCAATACTCGTTGTTGCCAGCGCCATTGTCGCTAACCATGTAAGCTGTGCCAACGGCAACGGAGCCGAAAGCAGGGAGGTTAGCTGTAGTGACTACGGGGATTTGGAAACCGTTAGTGGAACGAACGGGTCCGGAAAAAGTTGATAGAGCCATGAATATCTCCTGTCGTGGCTAGTGTCAGCCGCACCATGCGACTGTCAGGAATAAAACCATTATACAGACTATTTTAACAAAAGAAAGGGGCCACCGAAGTAGCCCCAATCAAACCCAACAAAGTTAAGTTATTACGCTGCGCCCGGAGTACCGAACACTGAACGCCAATCGGATACACCGAAAGAATAACGCTCGCGGGCTTTAAACCGCATGTTACCAGTGTCAAAATCGCCTTCCATAGCGGTTTTGATTGGCGAACGGTTAAAGTATTTGAAACCGTTCGGAGCGTCAGTTTTAATGAAGTATGCGTCGCTGTCGTTCAGGAAGTGGTTAACCACTGCACCGTCAGGCAACATACCCATGTTCTTCATCGCGTTGTTGTCGTTATCAGCAGTCCCGCTACGCAGGTTTGAGTTGATAACACGCTCGGCAATAAACTGAAGCTCTTTTGGAATGATAAGTTTCATACCACGAACCGCAATTTTAAGGCCGCGCTCATCCGTCATGCCAGCAATGTCAATCAGCATTTGCTCAAGAGAAGTCTCGTTGAGGTCGGCTGCAACCGCCAGAAGGTTTGTCTGGTTGCCAGACAAAGATGGGTGAGCGGCGGAACATAATGCCGCGCCGTCGCCAATGGCGTTGCCGCCAGTAGCCAAAAACGCATTGTTCAAGATAGACGCAGATTTGATCTGCTTTGTCTGCGCCATAGAGCGAGCCAGAGCTTTGGTGTAACGAGACGCCAAACGATCATACAGGTTATCTTCAATAGCTTCCTCAGTGATGGAGAATGCCAAAGCAATGGTTTCATGCGTATAACGCGCTGTGTAGGTCTCTTGAGCGTCGTCAAAAGTGATGGAAGTACCTTCACCTTTAACGGGGGCTGTTGAGAAACCTCCGAGCATAACTTCCTCCTCAAAAGCTCGGTCAGAGCTTTCTTCGTCAAAAATATCGGCATGCTCGTTTTCGTAACGGTCATATTCCAAGCCAAACAATGCGTTAAGGCCGGGTTCTAGTTCTTTCGCTAGTTGCGCGCGAGAAATAGCCATGTGTTAAATCCCTTCCTTATACGCCAGTTGAAGTCGCGGTAGTCTGCGAATCAAAACGGCTTGTGTTTGAATTGTAGTGAGCGTTGATACGAACAATCATCGGGATACCCGCTGCAGCAAAGTCGCTGTTAGCTTCGTCATCCAGAATTCCTACAATGCGAAGCGGAAGCGACGCCGTAGTGTTGATCGTTGAAACACCCATAGCAGAAGTGGAACTACCGTTTTCGGAGGAACCAGTTCGTGCAGACGTACCCAAAGATACGTTAGCAAAAACCGCTGCTTGAGCCGTTGCCCGGTTAGTCAAAGTAGCGTCTGACGCGACTTTAAACAACTGGTTTGGATCATCTGCAACAAAAGCTTTCACAGGGTAGTTTGTGTCTACACTAACTGAGCCGGAACCGGGCCAGTAGTTTAACCAAACAGGTTTTTTCTGAACTGAGTCTTGATATTCGACACCCATCAGGACACCCAAAGCAGGAGTTGTACCACCAGAAGTGGCTCCAGCTTGGTCTATAACGCCCGCCGCCGTAGGAACTACGATGCCGTACTGATATAGTGGGTTAGTGTTGTTAGAAGCAATTTCGTACTGAGTTACACCAGTAGAGTTAGCCGCCGAGCCAACAAGCCCGATAGGACGAAGACCATAGGCAGTGTTTTGATTTGCCATTAGATTTTTCTCCTAAGAGGGCGGTCCCTATTTTCGAGGACCACCGAAGGTTACACGAGATTGACGATCAGCGTTACTGATCCTCATCGTTGAATGTGCGTTCTCGCGCATCATGTCGGAATCAATGGCTTCCAATTGGTCAGCGTTGCGTTGCTGAAAATAATTGGTACGCTCTTGAATTGTTTCGACAGGAATGCGAGCAAGCATCAAGCCACCCACTCCAAATACACCTTCGTATTTACCTGATTCTACTACCGGGGATTCGAAATCAGGATACTCATCTTGACGGACAAGCTCCCAACCTTCGCGCAACTTGGCGCTGATGTTTTTTCGATCATCATACCCGCGCGTTTCCGCACGAATCCAACGATGCTTAAAACCATCCGGTGCAGGCGGTGCATCTAACATGGACGGTGGAGCCCACGGCTTACGCGTTGCCGTCTTCTCTCTAGTCTGGTTGGCGCGAGAAGTGCGGTCGATACCCTTATCATTTGAATCAGTCATCTTTCTACTCCTTCACGTATTTCGCGTATTCTTCTAGTGGCACACCCAATTTCTTCGCTATGGCGACTTGGCTCGGGGTGAGTCGAACCTTTCTCCCACTACTGCGCCCAGAATTTGATCTTGAAACTCCAGCAACCGTCTGGACGGCACGTTTGCTAGTGTTATTCGACGGCATATTGAACTTCTGTCCAATACGGTTGTCAAGCTCACTATAGTAGTCATCGGACTGCGGGTCAAACCCTTCGTCTTCAACAAGCGTCTTGTGTATGCCAAAAGCCGCATAAGTCATGGCGTCATCTTGACCAAACCAATCATTTTTCTCTGCCCAACTCTCCGCTTTTCTGTCAGGACGGCGCATCTGTTGCTGTTGCTGTTGCGGCTGTTGCGGCTGTTGCTGCGGCTGCGACCGCGCTCGCTCCTGCTGCAGCCTAGCTTGAGAGGCGCGATCATTCTCAATGGAAAGCGCCGTCATCTTGCGATTGGCGTCAACCGCGGCCTGAGTGTCGCCCATCTCCATAGCACGGGCATACTCTTGCTCGGCCTGAGTTAGCTGAGTAGTTACACGAGTTGTGTACTCGTTAACGTAACTGTTATCCAAAGTCGCCATGCGGGTCTTTATTTGTTCAGACTCGCTTTGAACTTGTTTGGCGTAGTTTACAGCCTCGTGCTCACGGCGCTCGGCTTCCCGCATCTTCTTAGTAAGACGGTCAATCCGCTTTTGGGTGGCGGTTTCGGCCCGGTCAAACGAATCTTCGCTGCCGGAATCCTCCACCGAAAGATCAACTTCCGTTCCCGCAGGGTCTTCTGCGGTTAAATCAAGCTCAATTTGAGTGTCTTCAGACATTTTTTAACTCCTAGAAATGTAGAACATCTTCGGGACTCTGGATCGTAGCCAAAATCTCGTCGTCATTTAAAATTCGAACTTCGCCGCCGTCGATCCGAAAGCGTGATCCAGCATAACGGGCAAACATTACCCAGTTACCCTTCTCGCACCACGGGCCGTCAGGAAACTTTGTCTTGTCTCCATAAGCTAGTTCTCCGACCTTGAGGACGTATCCTACTTGAGTCGAAACCGAATTCTCTTCAACAACTGTGTTTGGAAGATAAATGCCACCCTCTGTCTTCCCCTTGCCGCGATACGGAAGGATTAACAGACGCCAACCTGTCGGTGAGGGCATTCTACCTAAGAGGTCATCCCCGATTTTGCCGGGGTCTAGCACCATTTCCGCCCTGTCTACATAGGCTTCTCCGAGACCCGCAACGGCCTCCTGTGCTGCTTTCAAGTCTATCTTTTGCGCTTCAATCAATGCTACGCTCCTGTTTATCTAGCAGGCCCTTGAGTTCCTGTTCCACGTGATTTAGGGCGTCTAAATTCCCTATAAGCTCACGATATTGCTCCATCGACTTAACATTGTTGAATTGCATGGCATCAACAATGGATTGTCGCCGTTCTCTTATCATGCGAAAAACTGCTTCCGCAATGAATATCTCATCCATTCCTATAAACTCCCAGTTTATCTGATATGCAGACTACTGAGATTTTATAAAAAGGCAATAGTAATCTACAGCATTAGTTCAAAATGAGGACCATCGATAAAGGGACGCCTGTTTTGTGAGCGTCTCTCATCAATGTAGCTGTTCATAGCGTCCTCCATCGTGCCGCCGTGGAACTGAGCTATATTTGAAATAGTCCACGCTGCGCCCCAGCGGACGGGTACGTCAACCTCACGAGCAGCCTCGGCCATAGCGTCAGCAATGTCATCGTACAAATTTAATTCCCAAGATGCCCGAGAACCAATATATGCCATTAAATCAACGGCATGCCCGTTAAGATGCTTAGACTTCATCGTCTGAGACGCGCCCTTCTCAACCAAGTCGCGTTGCTCTTCCAAAGTTCGCATCCCGCAAATGACGCCGAAATCAATTTTACTACGGTGGATGGCCGAGGTGACAACTGCTTGTAGGCGTTCGTCCACGCCGTTCAACCTATCAAGGCTGCGTTTTGATAACTTATACATTACTTTTTTCCTCCGAAAAACTTAGTTGCTGACCGAACGGCAAACGAACTTGCGACGATTACCCCTAACGTATATTGATACCAATCCGGCATGGTGGACAAAGCGTCAAAGCCTTCGGCCACCGTCTTTCTACCATACTCTCCGCAGAACGAGAGTATGAGCGGGATACTGAAAAGACCAACGAGGTACTCGTCCTTCCACGAATTTTGAGTGCCGTGGGCCATAATCTTTTCCCAATCCGCCTCAGACGTAGCAGCCGACAACATGATCTTAGCCTTGGCGTCCGCCTCAGAAACCTTCATTCGCGTTTCAGCGGCCTTCTGTTCCATCTTCCCCGTGACCAGAGAACCAACGATATTTGTAATCGGACCTAGTAGAGCTTGTAACATTATTTAGACTCCTTACCCATCCAAATGCCGAAACTTCCTGTGAAAGCCCCGGTTACGACTGATATTAGACCCGCTTGTGATACTGACAGGTCCGGTTGCGATAGCGCCCACTCTAGGCAGCGGATATACATAATGGTTGTCACCAGCATCATCAGACGCGGTAAAACTTTCCATTCATCAAGTTTAGTTGCCATCTACCATTTCCCTTGCTGCTGACCGATCATATACATAACTACACCCAACCCAAAAACTCCAGCAAGGACTATTAGACCACCAAAAAACCAAGTAATGAGTGCCTGCTTCATCTCCGCACGGCGATAGGCAGTCTTCTTTCTTTGGGCGCGTACTTTCCTGAGCGTGTCTTTATACTCCTGAAG